ATCAACTCAATCACTTATAAATGGAATTGGTGGTACTGATTCAACCCTAGATATTCGTGATGGTAATTGGCATCATCTCGCAATCACTGTCAACGGCACTTCCGTTAAAATTTACAAAGACGGAGGGGACGCTGCAATCAACACATCAAACCCCACTAACACACAAGGCACTCCGTTTGGCACATGGACTTCGGGAACTTCTTATATCGGTAAAGCTCAGAATTTTTGGTTCGGAACTAATGGTTCGTTAGCTTACGCAAGTGGTAATCGTTACTATCTTGATGGTAATATCGATGAAACAGCGGTGTGGGAATCAGAATTAAGTGGTTCAGACATCTCAGCTATTTACAACTCAGGACTTCCAAACGATATATCATCTTATTCCCCTGTAGGTTATTGGAGAATGGGAGATAGCTATTCAGGCTCAGGTACTACAGTTACCGATCAAGGTAGTGGTGGTAATGACGCAACGCTTGATAATGGAGCGTCTTTTTCAACAGATGTACCTTCTTAATAACTATGAGAAACTATGTAATAATTGACGCATCGGAAGTTAGTTCCGTAGATTTTGACCAAGTCCTAGAGACGAGTGCTGACACGCTTAGATACAATCTAGCAGGGACACAGACTTTTGTTAAGTTTGAGGGCAACACGCCTAGCTTTTTGGAAGGTAAGACTGCACTTGATCGATCTGAGATGTTAGCAGTTTTATCGACCGAAGAGTGGTCTGCTGATTCACCTATATGATTTATTTGCTTTTAGCACTGTACATTTTGTCTGCCGGATGTTCGTTTCGTTCGACCTATCCGACATTAGGAGGTGTGATTGGTGGATCAGTAGGAACGCTTGCAGGTGGCCCCGTGGTAGGAGGTCTATCTGCTGGTGCGGGTGTACTCGCAGGAGAAGCATTAAAAAACAAAGATGCACTCGTAGAAGCTGAAGAAACAATTGAGGCTTTAACTCATGGAGATGTGAGTGCCCTGGTAGCTCAAGCCACAGCCGAGCATAAGAGCGGATTCGCTGAGTTCACTTCCTACATAAAACGCATCCTGATTGGTGCGGCAATCGCACTTGGATGCTATCTAGGGATACCTATTTTTGTGGCAAAAAGATGTGCAAAAACTGAAGTCACAAGATCCACCACTCGACCTCCCTTTCCGAGACCTTCCGACCAAAAATGAAAAACTTAATTCTACTAAAAAAGAAATTCGAAACACTCTCAAAGCGTGGGAAAATGATTACGATATTCGTAGGCTTAGTACTAGGAATCATCATCCTTGACCTATTGTTCTAATGATAGACCGCACCTCTATCTTCGGCATGGGGGGCACATTAGCCACCTTCGGCCTGTCTGCACTAGATAGTCTTTTTGGATGCATAGCCGGAATCATCACCATAATCTATATGGGTAAAAAACTATATCAGGAGTTTAAAAAGAAGTGAGTAGATATCGCTCATATGGCAAGCTAGACGATCCATTCGTGACAGAAGGGGACACCTTCTTTCTGCGGATGAATGCCCGTCTGCGACCCAATCAATTGAAGCCTGGTGAGGTAGCTCTCTCAAAGAATGGTCGCATGAATGATGACGGGACTTGGCAAACTCGCAAAGGATTATCGACTCTGTTTGGATCGATTACATCAGGCACAGATGCGATCCGTTTACCCTATGTGATACAATCAGCATCCCGATCATCGGGAGTGGTAACAATCGTATTAGATGCCACTCCAAGTTTATCCTTCATTCCTGGTGACAATATAACTGTGGCAGAATTAGATTCATCGGTTAATGGAACCCATGTATTAGCTTCTGTAAACTTCACCACTAAGACCCTGACTTTTACTAACGCTGGAAGCGATGCCACATTTACAGTACAGGATGCATCAGTAGGAAACACATCTGTCTGTTCTGCCGGCAATTCTATAGCTACAACTTTAAATTTTACCCTGAACGATGATGGAGTGAATGCTGTTTTTGGGTCAGCGGTTTACAGCGATGCCTCATCAAACTCGGATGATTTCATTTTTACTGCCACAAATAATCTCTGCATAATTCTTCGACTAAAAGACCTAGTGGTTTTTAAGAGCCGATATGATTCAGGGGGGGAAACAGTTGATAGTCCTGTCGGGATGACGCAAGGTTTCGATAAGATGTTCATCTTCAGAACCAATAAGACCACACTTTCTGCAAGCCCCAAACTCAATCAGGTAGCTATATCTTCGGCATCTCAGTCGGGTCAGACCATAACAGTAAACACATCGACAAATCATGGTAGGGTAACAGGTGACTTTGTCACGCTGACTAACCTGGGGAATTGGACAGTAAATCCGAATGACTGTTATGAGATTACAAGAATCTCGGATACTCAATTCACTGTGACTATGGAGTCTTCGCAGACTGCCACATTTAATGTATCAGGGGCACAGGTTGAGTACTTTGCGGACTTTACAAGCGTACCGAGTGGAACTTACACCGCTCCCCAATATCTCACAGATACAACCACCACCGCATCGAGCGGGTTAGTGACTATGGATGTGCCAACTCATGGACTTTCAGTAGGCGATTTAGTGACGATAAGAGACGGGCAATCACCATTTGATCTTTTTGAAAATCAAAGCGCTAGAGTTAATTCAGCCACCACGAATCAATTTACATTTAATCTAGGAGTGGGAAATGTATCTCTAGGGCAATCGCTATCGCTGACAGTCTCAAAGCAATTGGCAATCGGGAAAGGATTCATTCACCAACCTGCGGCTCCATTCGGAGAATTTCATCAGCGTAGACTTTGGCTTCCGTTTCAGTACACTTCAGATACACTACCCACGGACAGAGAAATCCGCGATGAGATTGCGGTTTCAGACATTTTTGACAGTGACACATTCGATATAATCGGAAATCAATTTCGGACTAGTTCAGGTAAGAGTGATTTCTTGGTGGGGATCAAAGGATTCACACAGGATTCGGTAGTAGCATTTAATCGAAAATCTATTCATCTCCTCACGGGGGCAAGCGGATCTTTAGCTGATGTAAAAACGACTATGGTCACGGATGAAGTTGGAGCGATTGCCCGAAAGTCTATCATTCAAGTAGCCAATCAATTCCTGTTCCTGTCAGATCGTGGAATTTTTGCAATAAACTTTCTAGATGAGTATAATTTGCGAGGAACAGGCACACCTTTATCTGAACCGATTCAGCCATTTATAGATCGAATCAATCAGGACTATGCACATCTATCCACAGGCGTTTATTTTGACTCCCGTTATTGGTTGGCAGTGCCATTAGATTCATCACCTGGGGCGGGAGATACAACAAAGCTAAACACTATCATTATTTATTCATTTATCAATGGAGGATTCGAAAGTATTGATAGTGTAAACTCAACCGAATTTGGCATCAGAGATTTGCTTGTCGCTAGAGAAGGGGCACAGAATGCCTTGTATTTAACAACTGAAGAAGGAGGAGTGCATAAGGTAGATTCAGTTGAGGGTGATGATCTTATGTCTTTAACCGCAGGACAGTCCACCACTACTTCAATACCCGTAATCAGTCAACTAACGACCAGGCAATATGATGCGGACTCGATGGATCGTAAAAATTTCAGCAGAGCAGAATTTCATGTAAAATCGAATAATGGATTCGAAACCGATGGTAACTTGCAATTCATCACCGAAGATCCTGATTCGACCACAGAAACAACAAGCATATCCACATTACTCGGATCTAAATTACCCTCTAACGAAGAGGCATCTATTCGCCTTCGTGTTAGAAAGCGAGGATTCGGGGTACAGGCAGATTTTAAACCTACCGATGGCAGACCTTATTTAAGGTCATCCAAAGTGGATGCTAGGATAGCAGATCGATCCACCACATCAGTTTCATAGGAGAAAAATAAAATGGCAGTATTACAAACAGGACAATCATTCTCATCAGGCGATCAGGTAACCGCAACCAAGTTGCAGGACATCGCAAACCTTGCAACATTTCGAACAGGTGCTAATCAGACTGCTGATGCGGCAACCATAGAAGTCGATGGATCGGCAGGATTTCTGAGGGTTAAATCATTAGGTATTACTTCAAACGAATTGGCGACTGACTCAGTCATTACCGCCAAGATACAGGACGGAGCGGTGACTGCGGCTAAGTTAGATAGTGCCGCAACAAGTGTGCTGATGCCTACGGGTGCGATTATGCCTTATGCAGGTGCATCCGCTCCAACAGGTTATTTATTTTGTGATGGTAATGCAGTAAGTAGAGCAACATATTCAGATTTGTTTGGAATTATCGGTGTAACCTACGGAGTAGGAGATGGTTCAACGACATTCGCTCTACCCGATCTTCGAGGTCGAGTGATTGCGGGTCAGGATGACATGGGAGGATCTTCCGCTAACACTTTAACCGATGCACAGGCAGATCAGTTAGGCGGAACACTTGGTGAGGAAACGCATACTCTTACAACCACTGAGCTTCCTGCTCACACGCATGGCGGTTTAACTGACATTGATCCCAATGGAGGTGATGGTGGTTCAGCTAGTGATCCGGGTTTAGACTATGTGACATCTAATGGCGCAGGCACTGTGAGTGGTTCGACAGGCGGTGGTGGCGCTCACAACAATGTTCAGCCAACAATCATTTTAAATTATATAATTAAAACTTAATCGCCATGATGAAGAAAAAAATAAAAGATCCATTGGCACAGGCCGCAAAACTTTTAAACGAGAATGCTCCTGAAGGCGAATCGCTCGCATACATAAATTCGGCAGAGGCTAAGATGCTTAAAGATGCTGGAGGGGCGGGCGAACCTGTAAATAGTTCGGGCGTTCCATCCTATTTTTTACAGAAGCTTTTCGGAGGGGGTAAAGCACCACCCAAGTTGGAGAAATTTGATGTGGGTGGATCTGCAAGGGAATATATCGATGCAATGTCGAGTCCTGAAATACAGGGCCGACTGCTTCAAACTCGCCAAACTTACGATCCACAATATCAACCCTTACAGATGAGTCTTGCCCGCCGAGCCGCTGCTCCGATGGCCAGCCTAGCC